TGGGAAAGATCTCTATCCTAGAGCTAGGAAAGTCTGGATAGTAGGCGTAAGCTTCGGGCAAAGTAGATAGGTTTTCTGTCTTGTATGAGTTTTGATAGTCTACCATACCAACCCTATTCAAAGGTCTAAAAGTATTGCCGCCAATGATAAAACCAAAATTATTTATAGTGTCTGGTCTGCGTATCTGTATATCATCGCCAACCGCTAGACCTATTGTATAATCTTTTTGTCCGCTTACTAGATTACCTTTGTGTAGCTTCTTAGTATAAGGCCAGAGGGAGTCTAAATCTAAGGAGTCTATAAGCTGGTTAAATTGGCTTAGTCCTATAGTTATTTCGTTAGCTTCGGGGACCTCTATTAGGTCAATTAATCCTGATACTCTATAGGATTCTATAATTAAATCTCTAGCAGTAGTAAGAGCCATCTTTTAAGCCTTTGCTTTTGTCTTAGCTTTGGGTTTCTTTAATAAGTCTTTCCAATTTAGAAAAACTTCATTTTTAATCTTTTTAAGTTCTTGCTCATTGGCAACGGAAAGGCATTTAATTTTTGCAATGTTTGTGCCGTCCCAGGTTTGTTTTTTAGGGTACACTACCATAGGAAACTTATTGTCTTCTTTGTACTGTTCTTTTTCGTGTTCTATAGTGTTCATTTTATCCCTTTTAAAAAGGAGAGAGAAAATCCCCTCTCCTATATTGTAAAGCATCTAAGTTACTGGAACCCAGATTTTTGAAGCGTACTCTGGACGTAGAACCGCAGAAGTAGTAAAAACATCCATACGTGTGATGTCGTCATCTCCTAAGATATTCCAGCCTTTGTTAATACGCATTGAGATACCTTCCATAACAGAACGTGCGCCTTTAGCTCCACCTTGGGGAAGCTCTAAGTCAGCAGAGGCAACTGTAAAAGCATCTTTATTGTATGCCAAGCTTTGTCTATAAGTAGTGTCAGCAACACCAGCAATTGCAAAAGCAGCGCCAGTCTGAGGAAGTGCGTCTACGTTTTTGCGTCCGTCAGTAGAAGCAGCAAACAAAGGATTTACTACTACAGTAGCAGCACCACCAGAAGTAGCCGTAACAGTAGATAAAACAGACATTTGGCGTAAGCGTCCTGTGTTGTTTTTAGTTTCTACTTGTACACCATTTACAGCGGCAACTGTTATTACAGTACCAGCGGGAATAACCTGTGCATTACTTAAACCAGCAAGTACAAGAGTAGANCCACCCTCTACAGTAGTAGCGGAAAGAGTACCAGCTACAGTACCGCCGTTAGTAATAGTATTNATTCTGTTTGAACGCATCCAAGTATTACCATTAGCGCGGCCTACNAAAGCGTCTTTGTACTGTTCACCGATTGAGTCAGCAGCATTAAAAAGGTTAGCATTTGCATTGATGTAGTCTACTTCGTCAGTAGGGTTTACCATCAAAAAGCGTTCGCTAGTTGGGCAAGTTTGCTCAGTCATAAAAGAGTTAGCACGTAATACATCTAGAGATGACAGAGTACTACTAGCTACTACTAAGTTATCAACACCCTTTATACAGTTGTTGATTTCTTTTTGCTCCATTCTAGAGGCTAAGATCTTAGAAGCGGGAGAAAGTACGCGCTCTGCAAAAAGATCCAAGTCTAGAGCCATTTCAGCAGAACCAAACTGGAAGGTAGTGTTTAGCTGGTCTTGGCTCACATCAAATGTAAGATTTAAGAATTGCTCTATATCGTCTTGAACTACAGCAGTTTTACCAGTATTAACTACTGGCTGTTGAGGTTTACGAATACGAAGGTTTGAACCGATTTTTAGTCCAGATTGTGCAAATTGGTCGTCGTATTGGCGGTTTACTGATTTTGCAAACACTAATTCGTCATGCAAGCAAGCAAGCGACTTAGGTGTGATTTTGTCAATGGTTAGTAAGGTATTAGCCATGTTTATTTATTCCTTTTTCGTCTCAAATGTTCCTGGTAGTATTGATTTCCAAACTTTTCCGANGAAGTCTTTGAGGCAATTGAATCCAAGTTAATAGGCCCATCGCGTAGCACTTGCTTTGGTTTTGGTGCGGGCTTTGGNGCCTGGGTTGTAGGGTTTTTTGCTGCGCCTTGTCTACCTTCCGTTATATCTTTTTCAAGATCTATAAAGAATTTAAACTTAGCGTAGTTACTAAGGCCGTCCACTCGGTGAGCTTCGTTGGGATTCTTAGCAAAGTAATACAGTAATTCTGGAGCGCAGTCGGACTCGCCGATCACTTCTGCTACTGATTGAGGAATAGGAACATTAGACGCACCTTTTATAACTTGGTTGTAGTCCTTCGGCAAAGTGTCCTTGACAGTTTCAAGCTTTTGAACGAAATCCTGTTGCGCTCGTTTTTGCGCTTNAATTTTCNGGCCATGAGCTTGCTGCTGTTGAAATACTTGCGTTTCTCGTTTCTTTTCCCTCAGATCAAAAGCGTAATCCATATACTCNTTATCTGAGCTAAANTCCTCCCTAGAAAGTTCTGGCCCTTCTGGTTGGCTTGGGTTTTCGAGNCTGTCCAATCTTTGTTTTAAAGCTTCATTTTCAGATCTATAAAGTTCGCTTTCTTTTTCAGCGTTTTTACGCTTAGAAGTTAGCTTATTGATCCTCTTTTGAAACCACGCGGGTTGGTCATCCTCTGTGTCTTCCGTTTCGGGCTTTTCTTCCTCTGCTGTAGGTTCTTCGGGGTTCTCTGGTTGAGAGTCCGTTTCTTCTATAGTTTCGGTTTCTGTGCTTTCCGTCTCTAACTCTTGGTTTATTTCTGTACCTTCCAATTCGGTACTTTCCTGCAGCCCAGCTTCTATAACTGGCTCTTGCTCATAGGTTTGATTTTCCATAGCCCTAAGTTACTATCCTTTTTTAAATGGCATAGAGTTTTAAGCCCTCTAAGACGGCTATAAGTTCAAATCTCCGCCAGGGGTTGGGGGGTTTGGTATGTCTGCAAACTCTACCTCGACCGCTTCGGGTTGGTTTTTTATAACCTCACCAGCTAAAGTAGTCATCTTGTCCATTGCCTTAGCTTTGATACCCTCTAGCTCTCTAAAGTTCTTAGCTTCTTCCTGTAGTCCAGCCTTAGCTAGTTCTACTTGTGCTTTAAGCTCTGCTTGTGCTAGGTCACTTTCTTCTTGTAGCTTGGTAGTTATGATTTTAGTTTGATTGTCTCTATCGCTAGAAATAATCTCATTTCGTAACTCGCCTATAACCTGTTGAGCATTTTCAGTAACTTTCTGCAAAGTAGCTTCAAGGTCTTGAATCGTGGCTTCTTGCGCTTGTAAGGCTTCCATAGCTTCGGGATCTGGCGCGTCTGTTTGTTCTTCATCTTTAAACTCTGGCGGTAGTGCTTTGTAGAGGCGTTGAGCTATTTCTTTAGAGCCTGGCGCATCCATGTTCTTAATCATTAAGTCAGATATAACACCGCTTAGCTGTGGGTTTCCGCTTACTAGCTCGTTTATAGTTGCAATAGCTTCTTTTCTAGCGTTTTGGTAAGCTGGGCCAGCTGATACTGTCACGTCTAGATCATTGACCGATTGAATCAATTGAGATAGGTTTATAGTCTTATATTCTACTTCGCCGTCCTCAGACCTAAAGGCTTCGCGTCTCATAGTATCGGAAGTTACCTTAATCATACCTAAGACTACTCTACCCGCTTGGTTCATAGACTTTTTGTAATTGTCTAAATACTGAGCGTTTGTTATCTCGCCCTGGGCATCCCTTAAAAGAATAGCCTTGCCAGATTGCCCCGCAGTCTCTTGACCGCCTAATTGATTAATAAATACACCAGACTCTAAGGCCATGTCTTGCTGTGCTTGTATTCTAGACTGAACTATCCCGCCAGTATTAGCAACATTAGAAGCTCTTTGNGGNGGTGGCAAAGGTGAGCCGTTTATATCTTTTGCATCGTAAGGAAGTACAGCGTAGGGTTCTGTGTTAGCGTTCTCCCATATTTCCCNATACTTTTCTATCTGGCTATATTCTGCAATATAAGGGGATTTAGGGATTAAAGCTACNGTTTCGGCTTCGTTGCTTTTGTAGTAGTTTACCATTCTTTGAGAGTCTTTTACTCTCCTGGTCATTCCACCCCAGTAGATGTCTTCGCCGTAAGTCCTTAACCTGTCACCATATACTGGAACAATAGGGATAAACTTAGAGCCTATCTTTGTCTTACTTATAAATTTATTGCCTATAAACTCGCAGCAGTATACTGTGTCTTCTGATACTTTGCGCTTTCCTACGATTAGTTCTTCAAAGTCTGGTTTTTTGTCCGTATTGGTTCCATCTTGTAGCCAATAGCGCATTTTCATCTTTGATTCTTTATAGTAGTAGATCAACTGAGCTACAGAGTCGGGGGGTACGTTATAGTTTTCGTATATGTTAAAACCTGAGACAGTTCCTCTTATTACTTCGTCGCCATGTTCATCGGAAGCGGCTTCGCTGTCTATAAAGTTTCTAATAAATCCCCAGTTTACGTCTGAGCCGTCTACTTCTTCACCATAAGGATCTAGGATAACACTAGTGGGGTCAATAATTGTTTTTATACTTACTTTCTGGTCTAAGTCCTGGTCACTTAAATACTCAGTAGTAATATAATAATAGCCAATGCCACCAATAACAGCGCACTCAAAAGCGTTCTCATAGGATTCGGAAGCCCTAGACTCGTACTCTATCTGTCTTATTTTGGATTGTATTAGCTCGGTTACATCTTGGTTATCTGTAGANACATTGATTCCAAAGGGGTTTTTTCTTACGGCGTTAACTACTCNATTACATATAGTCAATGTCTGGTTAGAAACTAAGTTAGGTCTATTTGATTGCCTAGACCCACCAAAGCCGCCGCTTTCTCCCCATTGATTTCCAGCCGTTGTAAACTTTAAATCGTTCTTTAAAGCTTCGTATTGCGTAGTCATGTGGCCGTCACCTTGGGAAAGGCGCTTAGACATAATACGTACAGTTTCGTCCAGATCTTCGGGTAAATCGTCTATATTCATATATTTATTAACCAGGTTTAATTAAAATTTAACATATTTTTTAGTTATCCATGCCAATTTTTAGGCAAAAAGCTGCTTTTATTTACTTTTTCCTTCTTCTTTGCATCTCTTGAAAAGGTCATACTTAGAGCGTCCCCAGCATTAGGAGACTTGATCCCCTTGGCTCTCATTTGTTCCTTAGTGAGTAAAGCTTTTTGATTCTTACCCTTGTAGGTATATCTAACTCTACTCAGTTCGTCCCATTTAGTTTCGTTAGATAACACCCCTGTATTAGTTACCCAGTCACGCATTAAATCCCAGGACTCAGCGCGTAGGTTTAAATGCTTTTTAGAATCTTTAGCAGAAAAAGCGCCGTTATACTCTACCACTTCACAAGATGACCGCATAATAGAGTTTAGTCTATCATATACACCAGCAGACCCCGCAGCATCTACTACGCATATATTAACATCGTATTTTATTAATAGCTCCGCTGCCCATTCTGCAACCTCGTCAGTAGTGCCAGAAAATAGCGTCTCTCTGCAGAT